GGGCTTGGACTCGGCTTCGGGCTCGGGCTCAACACCTACATCATATTGAATCGTGCCGTCTCCACAATGAACACCAAGTCTTTCGTATCCCGCCTCTTTCAGCACGAGATTGAACTGATCTTGTGTGCAATGGCCCATCTTTACACTGTTTTTTGCTTTGACCGCCAATGTCCCTTTGGGTGGAAACGACTCTTGAGGTGATGCGTTTTGATTGAGAATCGGCATTCTGGTCTCCTATCGAAGTGTNAGTGAAAACGAACCGATCGCTTTTCAGCGACCGGCTCAGTTGGTTAAAGATTAGACACCCTTGACGACCTGAGCCCCAAGACGCGGATCAGCAACGACCGCACCACAAAGGAGATCGAGGTTGATGACATCCGATTTCGACGCACGATCGTAGTCGTACACGACGCGAACGCCAAGACCAGTCGCGGGGTCACGGATGAACTCGGCTGGCACTGACTTCGGCAATGCAAGCGGAACCGACGCGAACGCCATGCAATCTGGGTGGAAGATCGCACCGTGGCACTGACGATCGTTGNTGCCACCATCGTACACGGTACAAACAGCGCCGCTAGCAATCGCCGTAGTCCCTGCACCCGTATTGCGGATTGGCTCCTGCAACTGGATGGTCGCCGTGCCCGCTGCGAACTGCGTATTAGCGCTGACCGTCACATTTCCATACCCCGGTATATTAAACACATCACCGGCGACAAGCGTTCCACTAACGACCGATGGAGTGTCTGCACTAATGCTTGTTGCTCCAACAACCGTTGCGCCAGCAGTTTGGAATCCAGTCTGCGAACCACTTGTGGTCGTCTGCGTAGGCACATTCTGACCCATGAAACTCTTGAATCCCATGATCGTGTTGAAGTGAGCAAGCCGCAGCGCACTCGTCTCACCGGACTTGTCGACCTCGACGAACGATGGAACACCAAGCAGCGTTGCTTTGTATTCCGGCGAGATAATCTGGTAGCGAGGAAGCGTTGGCATTTTGAGCAAGTTGGCCGTCTTGTCAACCTCCGCCATCGCGGTGATTGAGTCAGGCAGCGTCGCGATCGGCACTGCCGACGAAAGCCCAGCGAAGTTCGGGATATGGAGCAACTTCGACAAGCCGTAGATATCAACCTGTTCGGCCATCTCGGTAATGTACGGCTGGATGATCTGCTCGCTGAACACCTCGAGTTCGAGCGTGTAGTCCTTCGCGGACACACTGATCCCGGCATCGAAGTGTTTTTCGAGAGTCATTGGGATCTGACTTTCGACAAGGTCAATCTGAGTATTGCCGTTCGACCCATTGAACTCCTGAATTGCGCCCTTCACCCGGCGACGGATATTGATCGTGTCGCCGACCTTCTGGCCGCTCTGTGAGAAATCAGCCTCGTACTTACGGCTCATAAGGTGGGGAGTGAGGATGTTCGATTGAAGCAAACGCAATGCTTCGCGAGCAACGATCTGCGGTGTGATGAAACTATTATTTGGGGGTGGCATAACTATTTACTCCGGTAAGCGGTTCTTGATTGCCGCGAACACCCGCGACATTCTTTTAGGGGACAAATGACTCTCTTTCAGAAGAGTTTTCTTTCCGCCAAGCCGCAAACTGCGACGGTGACATCGTTCCAACATCTTCTGGGGTCAAACCGTCAGCACCGGCCCCGCCGCCGCTTCCATCTGCACCCGCACCCTTCGAGCGTGGGATCCAGTGTGTCTGTGTCTTCACGGCGAGTTTTAACCATTCGTCCACCCCCATAGGGTGTACGCCGTCTTCGCCGAGCCGAACAGACCCGTCTTCGTTGACCAGCACTGCATGATCGTAATCACTATGCCGACCAAACTCCGACTTCCCTCTTAGGATAACATCTGAAACAGCCGAGTCAACAACATTCATCTTTGAACATGCAGTAATGAGCGAAGTCTCCAAATCGTTCATATGCAAATGGTTCACCGCCTCGGTTGCGATTTTCTCGGCTTCGGCGAGTTTTTCCTTGTATCCCTCTATCGCAGCCTCGTGACTATTCCGCATTGCCTCAGTGCGAACTTGGAACCATTCGTCCGTTTTTCCCTCAGAAAGCAACTTTCCAAGTTCATCGTCCGCAAACTGGCTTTGAATTTTCTTCAATGAAGCAATCCCATCGGCCCCGCCGAGTGAATCGACCATTGACTGCAACTCGCCGAGTTTTTCGGCACTCTTCTTCTTCTCGGACAGCAAACTATCTCGATTGTTCTTGATCCCAGTAAGCAACTTATCCACTTCGCTTTGTGTAAAAGTCTTCTCGCCGCCACCTCCGCCGCCCCCACCATCACCTCCGCCGCCATCGCCACCGCCATCACCCCCGCCATCATCGGGGAAGAAAAACACGGATCTTCGCATCATCGCGGGCAACCCGCATGGAAGCCCATTAACACCAACGAGGCTCTTCTTCATTTGACTATTCTTCATCTTTTTTCTCCACACTGGCTCTGCCAGCATCTATATACACACCCAGCACCATGCCGGGATCATTTCTTCTTCTTCGCATCCGCCGCCGCCTGCGCGTCGATCTTTTTCTTCAACTCGGCCTCGGCGAGCAAATCGGCGGGCGTTTTATTCTTTGACTCACCCGTATCAGGGGATGGTGTCTGTGCATTCGGCTGCTTCGCGTGCTTCTCCGCCTCTGCCCGCTCCTCCTCGACCAAAGCCATCTCCTCATCGAACGGCATCTCCGTAACGCCGCCTCTGTGCATGAGTTCGTGGATCGTCTTATTCGAGATTGGCCCGGACTGATTCTTGGACTGGACGCAGTTGAGTAGTTCTTGCCCGCTCATTGACGGCTGTGCGAAGTCCAAGTCGGGGCTGAAAGTGATCTTGTCCAAGTTGCTCAACCCAAGCATCTCGCCGATATCTCGAAGCATCCCCTCGATATGCTTGGCCGCATTGATCGCGATCGACTTAAGTGTGACCTGATTCGAGTTGGATCTCGTCTGCAACGCCTGCCCCGACTCGCCAGCGCCACCCTCCGAATGGATCAACTTTCCACCCTCTTGATAGAACCGCTCGTATTCATCCATGATCGAAATTCGCTGCAACGGAATACCTTGCCCGTCGATATCGAGATACTTCGCCGACGCTGCCGGATTCGTGAATGCCCATATCGTCGAGCCACCAATTTGGCTTGGCGTATCATCGGCGGAAACGCCAGCGAGAACAATTTGCGGGTCACTCTTTGTATACAGCGATCGGTTGTAGTCCGCCGTCTTGCGATAGATCGAGAACGCGCGTTTGGACATCCCGTACAGCGGGATATGACCATACTTCGTTCCTGAATCAACTGCATTAATTACAATCATGGGAACATGGTCGATCGGTTTTCCATTCAACTCAACCCTCGAAGCAGGCCCCGGAACCCACTCCGTTTTTCCATTTCCTTCGACATCCTGCTCAGTCCACCACCGATGGAAATACTCATGATTCCCCGTATCGCCGTCAACGATAAACAACTCAAGCAGCCGATCGACCTCCTCTTGCGAGAACCGATCATCTTGCTTTGCAACCATCGACTCTTCCTCAAGAACGGCAAACATGAAGCCACCGCCGTCAATCGGTCGAAACTCCCGCCAGTTGATAAACGACTCTGCGGAATACGCTGCGATCCTGAACTTGCCATCGCTCGATATATCAGCCAACAATGACGAACGCCCACCACGGATAATCATGTTCGTCACATCCTGCCACAAAGCACTGAGCGATATCCCGCTCGGGGTAGCATCCTTGATAAGATACTCCATATCTTTAGGCAGGTTGACCGTCGGAGGCTTCGAGTGGATCAACCCCTGAAACCCACCCAAAACATCCGAAACGATCTCTGGAAACTCAGCGAATGAAAGATAAAACCCATATGGGCCAACCTGCCCAATCCCCGTCTTTGAAGCCCTATTCCAAGAACCCGACCCTGCCATGCTCGGCGGCGCAGGGAGATACATAGTCCCCTTGTCCTTGACATGATCCTCACCCCCAAGCGCGTCATTAACGGTACGCCACTTATTCCTCTGGTCGTTGTAAGCCGGGTGTTTTGTATCAACGGGCATTTTCGATCTCCGCAGACTACTCGGCGTAGTTTGCAAGGCTCGTGTCGAAGTTGTTGATTTCCTCTGTCAGTGACCTCGACACAAACTCACCGATGGAACCGTCCTCAAGCATCAAACCAACGCCCTTATTCGCAGATTCTTTCACCGTCCCCCACTGCGTTTGATATGCTACGACGATCTTGCCCGATTCGCCAGTCTCAATCTGAATAAAAAAAGAGTCAATCGTATCCTGCACGCCGACCTGACTAAGCAGCGGGTACGACTCGACCCCCTTATCCGCAAGTCTGTGGACACTATCCGAACTCAACTGAATCGCGGGCAGCAGCGTCGCGTCCTTAACCTTCTGTGTCATGCACCCGCTCGCGAACAATACAATTGCGATCGGGATCAGCGCGGCTCTCATTTTCGTCTTCATTTTATTCCCCTTTCAGGTGTAGCGAGAAACATCAATTTCCTTGAACGATCGTCTCGGCCAATCCGTGAATCTCATTTGATTGCATATCGCCCACTTTATCACCGTGTCGTCGTGTGCGTTTGAATCGGCTGAAAACTTCCCGTCTGACTGTAGCCGGAAAGTCCCGCATTCTAGCACCATATGCCGATCATTTATAACACCGTGGGTCGGGGCGGCATCCGTAATATACTCCCGAAGCCCATTGAGCATGACCGGACGGGTGATCGAAGTCGTGTTCCATCCGGCCCTCAATACCTGTTTATCGGTCTTTATATACGGATTCGCGTAGTTGTGATGATAGAGGTTCCCCCCCTCGATATGGCTCTTATTGAGCCCCATATCAATCACTTTCTGAATCACCGCATGTCCGTGATTCTGCCTCTCGATCCCGATCAGCGGGTCATATTTCTTCCACACCCAACACACATGCTCCGCCAACGCTCGTGGATCGAACAGGCCATGTATCGAGCAAACCTGCTTGCCATTATCCCGCCGCATCACCCCGATCCCGTTCGGATCGCAGCCCGGCAACCCCTCGCTCGTATCGACCCCGGCACAATACTCGACCCCCTTTTGGGGCTCCTCCCAAATCATCCGATACCCACCGGGAACCGTCTCCGCATCAATGAACTGTGGCATATCTCCGGAATAATCGAGCGGGCTAAACTGATCCAGATAGTCACCGAGTCCAAGTATGATCTGTGAGTCGAAGAACGAAACCCCCGACATCAACCAACAAGTCTCGTCGTCGTCCGGATACTCTTGATAGAACAAATGCTTGAGTTCTCGCTTCTTCGTCCGCCGCCACTTGATTTGCCCAGCGTCGATCCCGTACTTTCGGATCAGCCGATCCTCCTCGTCGTCGATCGTTGAAATGATATGCTGATACTCGTCCTCGCTCGACATTGGCAGCGTAAGCCCTCGATCATCGTGCCACGGCAAGAAAATCGGTGTCCAATCATTCTTCCCAACCTTCGCGTCCATATACAACTCTCGAAACAACTCGTCCCCATTGGGAGTCGTCTCAAGCACCATCTCGCCATGCGAAACCGCCTCTGAAAGCCCGGTAAGCAACTGCCTTTGTTTCTCGGTCTGGTTATATCCGGGGCAACTCCATGCAACCTCCGACCAATGCACCCTCGAAAGCGTATCACCACGCGCAACGCCCGAGCCTGCGGCAGTTCCGAGGTAGAAGATCGAGTTCAGTCCGGGGAACTCCAACTTCAACTGATTGCTTCGGTTGATCGCGGGAGCCTTGCTATCTCGATCGTACATCAACCTCGCGATTTTGAAAATTCGGGCCGTCGTATCGCCATCCTGCGCGAGCGTAACCACATTGACATCCCGGTTCCGGCTTGCCAAATAATATGAAATCCCCTGCTCAACCGTCGTGAACCCTCCACGCCGATACTTCAACAGCAAATACCTCGGCTTCTTGCCCTGCATTCTTGCGAGCCGCTTCGCCGCCAAATATCTCTTTTGGATCCGTCTCAACTTGAACGGGATAATCTGCTCGTCAACCGTCCGGATCCGCAACCGATTCTTCGCGACGACCGAAAACGGCAACCCATGATCGGCGGGCATCTTGCGGCTAAGTGCCGCGCGTACCTGTGCGAAGACTTGATCGTTGTAATCATGCTGGCTCATAAATCACGCCGTATTTTTCACTTGGATTGCTTTTTCCGTCCGATCCGCAAGCGACTCGACCTCGGACATCCCCTCGTCGATCGCCTTATACACATCCTGCACATATTCCTCGGGTATCGCCTGAATGATATGCTCCACAACCATCGACACCGAAGTAGAAATCATCTGCACATCGACCTGCCGTTTCTGCGGCGCTTCATACCCCATAATCTTTGCATCGAGCGACATCAATCGGATAATCCGATCCATCTCGCCCACACCGATCGGATCTTTCACATTATTCGGCATCGCCTTTTGCCAAAGCCTGTTAATCATCGTCTCGACCCGGCTATGAGTCACAAACTGCAACTCCTCGACCGATTCATGCAACTCTTCATTCTTTTGTGCAACCGACTTCTTATAGTCCGAATAAGCCGTCTGTGGCGATATCTTCAGCGCCGACCCAATCTGTGGAAAAGTAAACCCAGCCGTCCGCAACTG